TACCTCATACAACAAAGGTTCGATTGAGTTTGAAAATGGAAGTCGAATAGTTAGTCAAACAACAACAGGCAACACAGGACGTGGTATGTCAATTTCATTACTATACTGTGACGAGTTTGCATTTGTTATGCCTAACATTGCAGAAGAATTTTGGACATCGATATCACCTACACTAGCAACAGGTGGTAGAGCTATTATTACTAGCACACCAAACTCAGACGAAGATACGTTTGCTACTATTTGGAAACAAGCAGAAGATAAGTTTGACGAACATGGTAATGAGCAAGAGGTAGGTCGTAATGGGTTTCATAGCTTCCGGTCTGATTGGTGGGAACATCCAGATAGAGACGAAAAATGGAAAGAAGAAGAGCTAGGGCGAATCGGTGAAGAAAAGTTCAGACGTGAGTACGGTTGTGAATTCTTAGTTTTTGACGAGACACTAATTAATAGTATTAAACTTGCAGTAATGGAAGGTAATAAACCGCTTGTGAATATGGGGCAAACACGTTGGTATAAAAAACCTAGTCCAGAATTTACATATGCAGTAGCACTCGATCCGTCAATGGGCACCGGCGGCGATAACGCTGCTATACAAGTATTTGAATTACCTAGTTATGAACAAGTTGCAGAATGGCAACATAACACTACTGCTATACCTGGACAGATACGTGTGTTATCAGACATATGTAATTACCTTGTTCAAGAAACTAGTAATGCAAACGGAATTTACTGGAGCGTGGAGAACAATGGCATAGGCGAGGCTGCACTAATCGTTATAAACGACTTTGGTGAAGAAAATATTCCAGGACTATTTGTCAGTGAACCTATCCGCAAAGGACATGTACGTAAATTCCGTAAAGGCTTTAACACTACTCACGGCACTAAAATTACTGCCTGTAGTAGACTAAAAACTATGATAGAAAATGATAAAATGGTTGTACACAGTAAACCTTTTATATCAGAATTAAAAAATTATGTTGCAACAGGATCTAGTTATCAAGCAAAATTAGGACAAACAGACGATCTTATTAGTGCAACATTATTAGCAATAAGGATGATGGCAGTACTTAAAGATTGGGATCCGAGAATATATAATTCATTTACTCAAGCTGAGGAAATAGAAGATTACGATCCACCAATGCCAATCTTCATTAGTACGAACTATTGATAAATACATTATGCAGAACCTAAATAAAATAAGTGAAGAATTATTTGCAAAGATTAGAGGACGTTTTCCTAGTGTCACTATTGGCACTGAAGAAGGCATGATTACTAATAATCCTAGCGAAGCACGTTTTATAGAGTTTGACTATAAAAGCAAGGGCAAAGTAAGTCTTAGTTTAAATGCTGAAGACGGCCTTGTAGTCATGCACGGTGCTGATATACTTGCTGGAGAGAATGAAGAAGAACTGAGTGACTGGTATAACTTTTTAAGAGAACTAAGACAGTTTGCAAAAAAACGTTTACTAAATTTTGACACTCGTGATATTACTAAAAGTAATTTACAAAAAAGAGATTATAAGTTTCTAGCCAAAAATGCCGGAGAAGATCAAATGACCGAATCAAAGTTATATGGTACTAGTAGAACTAGTTATCAAAATGTAGACGGAGCACGTTTAGTAATTAAGCATAATGCTCCTATTAACCAAGAATCAGCAACTGGAAGAACAAAGCAAATTAGTTCTATATATATTGAAAGTGCTGATGGAGAAAGATTTAAATATCCATTTAAACATCTAAGTGCAGCAAGAGCAATGGCTAGACATGTTGCTGAAGGTGGTAATGCATATGACGATTTTGGCAAACATATAACTGGTTTATCAGAAGAAATGGCAAAGTTACGTAAGTTTAAAACATATATGGGACGATCAGCTGTAATGGCAGAAGGGCTAGAACCGTATATGGATGCTGTAAAAGGTCGTATGAAAGACGTAAAGAAAACAATTGAGTCTCTTCAAAAACCTGCACATTACGCAGAGGCAATCGCAAACTTTGAATCAGTAGTAATGGAAGAAGTTCCTGCAGACGTTGCAGAAAACTGGACCGATCAATTAACTATTAAATTATTTAATGAAGAACTATCAGACGTATTTCCGTACATTTACAAACTAGTAAGTGAAGCAACAAAAGCACAAGAATTAGGCCCAGAAGATTTAATTGACGAAGCAAGCAACGGCATTGAAGCAATGAAAAAAGCAGGCAATGCAAAAGCAGATGCAGAGGCAAAGGAACGGGCGAAAAAAGACAAGTCGGTAGATGAGTCAGGTTTACAGTACCATACTGGTGTTAAGAAGCACGGTAAAGAATACATGGTCAAAGCAGCACAAGCAGGCCGCGATGGCGCAAGTCAACAAGAACTAGGCGCACTAAAAGACAAGTATAGCAAAGCAGAAAAAAATAAAAAAACTAAAGAAGACATAGAACTAGAAGATACAATGGAAGGACTTATGGGTCAGTTCAGTGAAGCAAACGAAGCAGAAAGAGACACACACTGCTCTGACAAGTGTTGCGGAAGTGATACTAAAGCAGAAGATTGCGATTGTCCACCAGATTGTGAAGGCTGCAACTGTAATGCAGAGATGGACGAATGTCCGCCACAACAAGATGCAGCACCTCAACAGCAGATGGCTGCTGAAAAGCCAAAAACACCACTAGGCGAATTTATCCTATCATATTATGATAGAGAAACCGGATCATTCCCCAAAGGCGAAACAGCTATACTAACAATGGTTGAAAAAGACTATGGGGATGAGTATGTTCGACCTGCTCATGCGTTTATTGAAAAAGTTCACAGTACATTTGTACAGCACGAACGTATGAACAACGAACAAAACGACATTTTTGCGTTAGCAGGAATTTAATTAAAAAAAACACTTGACAAAACCGTTTGTAGCATGTATAGTATATATAGTGCTACAGACAAATAAGGCACAAGCACATAGGCAATTTTACAAGGAGGCATAACTATGGCAACATTAGCAGAAATCCGAGCGAAGCTCAAAGAACAAGAAGCCGGCCAAGGCGGCAATCGAGGACCACAAGGTCCAAACCCAATTTACCCATTTTGGAATATGACAGAAGGTAGTAGTGCAACACTACGATTCCTTCCAGACGGAAACCCAGATAACACATTTTTCTGGGTAGAGCGTTTGATGATCAAACTTCCATTTGCAGGTATTAAAGGTGATACAGGTAGTAAGCCTGTGCAAGTACAAGTACCTTGTATGGAAATGTATGGCGATGGCTGTTCGATTCTACAAGAAGTACGTGGCTGGTTTAAGGACCCTTCACTAGAAGATATGGGTCGTAAATATTGGAAAAAGCGTTCATACGTATTCCAAGGGTTTGTAACTGACAATCCACTAACTGATGACGAAGCACCTGAGAATCCAATCAGACGCTTTATTATTGGTCCACAAATCTTCCAGATCATTAAGCAGGCGCTTATGGATCCAGACATGGAAGAGTTGCCAACAGACTATACTGCTGGTGTAGACTTCCGTCTTAACAAAACTTCAAAAGGCGGTTATGCAGACTATTCAACATCTAACTGGGCTCGTAGAGAGCGTCCATTAGGTGATGTTGAAATGAATGCTGTTAATACACACGGCTTGTTTAATCTAAATGACTTCTTACCTAAAAAGCCAGGTGAGATTGAAGTAAAAGTGATGCAGGAAATGTTTGAAGCGTCAGTAGACGGTGAAGCATACGATGCAGATCGTTGGTCACAGTACTTCCGTCCAGCAGGCATGCAAGCACGTACAGGCGATCCTAACGTAACAGCAAGTCCACAAGCAACTGCGGTAAGTCAAAGTGCGCCAGCAGCAACACCTACTCCGGCTCCAGCTGCACCAGTAGCAGAAACTACAACTGATACAGGTTGGCAAGAACCTGCTCCGGCAGCAGCACCAGCAGCAGCACCAGCAGCAGAAGCTACAACAGGTGATGCAAATGACATTCTTGCAATGATTCGTGCAAGACAATCTCAGTAATAAAATTATGTAGGGGAGAAATCCCCTACACTTTGGCTTAACAAGGAGACACTATGGCTAAATCATTTGATGTCAGTAAGTTCCGTAAGGACTTGACTAAAAGTATCTCAGGCATGAGTAGCGGCTTCAATGATCCTACTGATTGGATCTCAACAGGCTCATATGCACTTAACTATCTTATTAGCGGCGACTTTCACAAAGGCGTTCCGCTTGGTAAGGTTACTGTGTTTGCAGGCGAATCAGGAGCAGGTAAGAGTTATTTCTGCTCAGGTAATATTGTAAAACACGCACAAGATCAAGGCATCTTTGTAGTACTAATTGACTCAGAGAACGCACTTGATGAATCGTGGCTACAAGCATTAGATGTAGACACATCAGAAGACAAACTACTTAAACTAAACATGAGTATGATTGATGATGTAGCAAAAACTATATCAACATTTGTAGCAGACTACAAGGCAATGGATGCAGAAGACCGTCCTAAAGTATTGTTTGTAGTTGATAGTTTGGGTATGTTACTAACACCTACAGACGTAGATCAGTTTAGTAAGGGTGATATGAAAGGTGATATGGGTCGTAAGCCTAAGCAATTGACCGCACTTGTTCGTAACACAGTTAACATGATTGGTTCACTTAATGTAGGTCTAGTATGTACTAACCATACATATGCATCACAAGATATGTTTGATCCAGATGACAAGATTAGTGGTGGACAAGGCTTTGTTTATGCATCATCAATTGTTGTTGCAATGAAGAAAATGAAACTTAAAGAAGACGAAGCTGGTAATAAGATTTCAGAAGTACGTGGTATTAGAGCAGGTTGTAAAGTAATGAAAACTCGTTATGCTAAACCGTTCGAAGGTGTACAAGTAAAGATTCCATATGAAACAGGTATGAATCCTTACAGTGGTCTTATTGAATTATTTGAGAAAAAAGGTTTGTTAGTAAAACAAGGCAATAGACTCAAGTATGTTGACTTAACTGGTGAAGAACATCTTGACTATCGTAAAGCATGGATGCAAGGCGATAAACTCGATTTAATTATGTCGGAATATGCTGAAAAAACTACGCCTGTGGTAAATACCGCTGACGAAGTTATCGACATTGATGACGAAGTTATGATCGAGGAGTAACTAAACAAATGGATGAAAGTATAATTTCTGACGTATGGTCTACAATGAAAGAGTTTCTAGACAAAAAACATATAGACATGGCTGCTGAAAAATATGTTGATTTGTTAGCAGATTATGGAGTAAGTGATGAAACACTTACTGAGTGTCTTGGTACAGAAGCACATTTAGATCAAGCAATTAACTATTACTTAGACGTTGAAGATTATGAAACATATGACGACGAAGAAGATGAATGGGATTAATTGATGGGTTGGTATAGTGAAGTTTCTAGAGATATTTCAAAAATCCCCTCAGCAATACAATACTTTGAAAACGAGTTGCTACAAGCTCGTAACGAATGTAAACTGAAAGGTAATGTTGAACGGGCGGCAGCAGAAATGCCGGGTATCGTAGAGCATCGCTTTAACCAATTACAAGAGATAGAAGCTATACTCAACTATCTAAATATTGAGCTACGTAGACTGCGTAGCTCATTTTTTAAGAAGTATCTTGAAAACTATCAACGAGCTCTGTCAAGCCGTGACGTTGAAAAATACGTAGACGGTGAGGCAGACGTTGTTGATTACGAAAAGATTATTAACGAGTTTGCACTCATGCGCAACAAATGGTTAGGCGTGCTAAAAGCCCTTGACCAGAAGCAATGGCAGATAACTAATGTTGTAAAGCTCAGAGTTGCTGGCATGGAGGACGCAAGTTTATAATGGCACACAGTAAAGAATACTTAGAAGAATTAAAAAAATTACATAATATTAAATCCTTTGGAAGAGCATCAGG